CCGAAATCTCTATCCATGCCTTCAGACAATTTTCGCACAAACCATGATTGATACTCCACTGAAATTTGACCAGGTTTCCCATACTTCATGTACGCACGATAGAAGTTCTGTGATACAGGGAGTCCACCGGTAAGACGGAGTCCACCTTGTCCAACAGCCGCAAGCCAATTTAGTATTTGTTTCTTGCTCTGATACGGCTGCAACAACACAGTGTCTTTCTCAATGGCGGTGAGAGGATTCCTCATCATCAACCATCGTTGACCGTCAAAAACTGGGTGAGTTTGACAGAATTCAATCTGTTCAAAAATGTAAACGGGTTTTTCAACCTTCATAGTGAACCCGACATTAGTAAACCACTCATCCAATCCTTGCGAGAACTGTGCCAGATCTTTACTATCGAGGATCACCACGCAATCGTCGCCATTGTTCGCAAGATGAACGGTAACGTTGCGTTGCCTAGCATATTCATGAATCATACTGCACATCAATAAACAATTCCCAAGGGAAGTATTCATATCGCCAGACATTCGCGTGCCTTGGGTGGTGTACCGGAGCATGCCATCTGGGGCATACCCAACGCACTGGTTGTAGAGTTGCTTCTCTAATAACGACCTTAATTCATTCTGATGTTTCTTTACGGGAAAGCATTCAAGATAAACGCTGTGTTCCCAACGCAAAGCATCGAGGGACACATGCTGGTCAAATCGAGACGCATCCAAACCAATGGCCACCGGGTGTGAGAACTGATCCCACTTGTTTCGAAGGATTCGTGCTGATTCATAGGCATTATAACCTTTAATAACGGTAGGTGATCCGTAAAGCTTTCCAATAGACTTGAACATCAAGTGTTCAAGCTTCTTTAAATATCTCCCCAACATAATGTTGTACCTAGGAGACCTAGGTGAAATAACACGGGGAACAGGGTCAGCTTTGCTTGTACAATCCGTTTTCTCATACTTAATAAACACCTCGACATCAGAGTCTTTCCCACAAAGAGGCTCCCGAACAAGACTCTCTGCAGCACGTTCGTAAACCTTCTTCTTACGACCCTTACATGAAGCCAGAAATTCTGGAACACTCCATGGGGTGGTCTTCGGTAGGAATTTACGAATAGTGGAACGGACACCAGATAATGTCTGTTCAAAATTCTCCGGTCGGGGTGGTCGACGAAACTCGCCATCACGTTTAACGTAGAAGACTCGCTCGGCGACTGCACGTTTTAAATTTGAGAAAGTGTGACTAAACGGTATTATGTCCACACATCGGGATAACCCAGAAATGCGGACAAACACCCGATCTTTAACCATACCCAATGATTTGAGCCCTACAGACACCAAGCCAGACTCACCAATAGGGGCTCGCGTTTCAGCTCCGGTCTGGCCCTGTAAAATCACTGGGCACCCCTATAGGGAAACGCCCCCTTGCGGGAGCATCTCCTTATAGACCTTTGT